ACTACGAAGTCGCAGCACCAGGGTATAGACAATCGACGATGAATAGCGTCATTGGTCAACCTATACCCATGCCATTTGTTTTAAACACGTGGGTAGGCCAGTCTGGTCTGTCCACGGTGCCCGAAGAAGTGGCATGTTCTATTCATCCATCCTAAATATATAGGTACTACGAGTCCTAGTTCAAGGACTTTAGACTATGCGAAATATTCAACTGGAGAAGCCGTGCTTTCTATATTGCCCCTGCTAAAGCGGTATAGTGAACTCACTTGGATAGGAACGTATAGATGGGTTATGTTTAAATTATATGACCTAGGTTTTATTTGTGATACAGATACTAATCAAACTTATATCAATTACGGTGACAAATCATGTGCATTCGGAGATTATTATAGTTTCTTTGCACCCATGTATGCTTATTCTTCAGGCTCTTTGAGAGCTTTAGGTTTAATTAACAATGGAGATTTGTCTACCAATAAAGGTTTTGTTGAGACCACTATGTACAATATTGGTTATGGAAACACGAATTTAGCCGCTTCTGGGAGGACATTTATTTTCAGTTCTCTTGCAACAAATGACTTGGTTTATTATCCTTTACCATGTCAAGCAATGGCTTTGCGAAACCAGCCAGGTGCTAACCCTGTATCCAGCGTTCAGGCACCACCTTACGCTCTCACGAGTTCCCGTTTAAACAGAGTCACCTCTAGTTTCAATGGAGCTCCTGTAGATCGTTTTGCTCCAAATGTTGCCGTGAGATTTCGACTTTCTAACAAAGAAGGTTCTGATTAGTCTCCCTACACACTTCGCATTCTTAGATCAGCAGCCGATGATTTCCGTTTCGGATTGTTCTTAGGAACACCCGCTATTGGTTGGTCAAAAGCTACTGTCTAATCCCATTTGCGCTTACTTTGATGGTTTATAAGCGCATCTTAATTCTAGTATGGTCCATCTTTAATACCATAGCTAGAGCCACTTTAAGTGGTCGGTAACTTAGTTATCCCAGGAATAATGAAG